GAAGGCCGCCTGCTCGCGTCGATCAACGACACGGCCACGCTGGCGTTCTGGCGCTGGTGGGGATCGCTCGAAGATTAATGCCACGTCACCGTCGCGGGCGCGGTAGCCGCCAGGTAGATCAAGAAAAATACTGCCATTACGCCCAGCAGCAGCCACGACACGGTGTTCTGTTTCATAGCCTCCATCCTCCCACAGTGAAACGCAAGCCTCTCCTATCTACCGTCGCCAAAGCACGCGCCTTCCTGGCCGCATACCGCAAAAGCGCCAACCTCACGGCCTCGGCCCGCGCGGCCGGGATCGGCGTGCGCAACCACTATCGATGGATTGAGGAGTACCCCGCCTACGCCGAGGCATTCAAGCGCGCGCACCTCGTGGCGCGGCAGTTTCTCAAAGACAAGGCAATCGAGTTCTCTACGGTCGGCTGGACAGAGCCCGTATTCTACCAGGGTGTTCTGTGCGGCCACGTGAAGCGGCGCGATAGCGGCCTGCACCAGATGCTGTTGCGCGGCGCGTTCCCCGAAGAGTTCGGCAAAAAACTGGAAGTCACCGGCAAGGACGGCGCGGCCATCGACACACGGCTGGAAGTGGTGTTCGTCAAGGCAACTGAATTGTGAGAGCGGAGCTGGAGGAGGGCGGACCTCCTCCAGCCATCAGCAGTTTGCTCGCATCCGGTTCCAGTCTTATAACGAGCAGCTTCCCAACCTGTCCGCCCAGGTTATCGGGTTGCCTCTAGGTCTGCACCAACTGGATTCGGCAGACTCACACCGCCCGGAACAACAGCTTGCGTTCAAGGTTTGGCGCGGCGGGGGTGGCCCCGCAAGCCACGACTATACCATGAGAGCCGAGTTCCCCGAAAAGTTCGCCTTCCTGCATCCAGAAGGCGAAACCGTGGCAGCGCCCTGCATTGTCGAATTGCCTCGCGTTTCCGAACCGGCAACCCTGGCCGACACCATGCGAGACCAGCTCGATTTCTTGGTCGACGTGCAAGAACGTGGGCTGGCGACCGCCGAACAAGTCAACCGTATCTGCCGAGTGATGCGGATACTCCTCGAACCATTCGAAGTAAAACGCAAGGGGGACCAGCCCCAAACCCCAGCTCGTTTTAGCTAAATTTTCTGGCCAGCATTTCCCCGCGAACGCTTTTCCGTTGGCCGGAGTCTGAGCACCGCCGTTAACTGGCATTATCACAACCACTCAGGAGACGAGAAATCGCCAAACGACCTGAAACCGCCTGCGTGCTTTTCCGAAATAGACGCCTTTGTCGGCTTTCCGCCGATACGTAACGCCTTTACGCTTCATGGCTTTAGATGACGTATGAAATCACAGCGGGCAGTTTTGAGATTTCGTCCCCAATCCCGGTGCCCCGGCTCTCCCAACATGCGGATAGGCACGTAGCAGCACCGATCGATTTCCCCGACCTCCAGCGCATCAAGGCCCTGGTCCTCGACTCCCTCAGTTCCCTCCACAGCCGGCGGGCCTACGACCTGGCACTCTCGCGTTTTTTGACGTGGGCTGCCGGCGCGGGAGAGCCGCTCTCGAAAGCGCTTGTCCAGCGCTATGGCCGCGAGCTTGCCAATTCCGGTCTTTCTGCGGCAACGGTAAATCTGCGCTTGACGGCCGTCCGTCGCCTGGCGGCCGAAGCAGCCGACAACGGATTGCTGGCCCCCGATCTGGCGGCCGGTATCGCCCGGGTGAAAGGGCAAAAGTCATCCGGTGTCCGCACTGGCACATGGCTGACACGCGACCAGGCCGAGCAGCTTCTGGACTATCCGGATGCATCGCCGATCAAGGGGATACGCGATCGCGCCATCCTCGCGGTTTTGATCGGCGCAGGACTCCGGAGGGATGAGTGTTGCCGCCTTGACTGCCAATCCGTGCAGCAACGTGATGGACGGTGGGCTATCGTCGATATCCGTGGTAAAGGCAACAAAATCAGGACGATCCCGATCCCCTGCTGGGTGAAAGTGTCCATTGATGCTTGGCTGGCTCGATCCGGCATCACTGAAGGCACCGTGTTCAGGTCTCTGAACAACCGCGGGCATGTGCTCCCGAATCCCCTGGTAGGCCAGTCCATCCTTGACATAGTGGCCGATGCTGGATCCCACATTGGGATACCGCGCCTGGCCCCGCATGATTTGCGGCGGACGTTTGCCAAGCTGGCGCACAAGGGAGCATCTCCACTCGAGCAGATTCAGCTTTCCCTGGGGCACGCCTCAATTCAGACCACCGAGCGCTATTTGGGAGTGAAGCAGACCCTCGGTGATGCACCTTGCGACCACCTGGGGCTGGAAGGGCCAAAGCACCTGAGTCTCCTCCCAGCAGCCTATGCAGGTGCCGCCGCCGCCGCCCCCCTGGGCGAAAGCGCCATGATTCACGAGCCGGTCATCATTATTTTGAAATGAAGATCGACGAAGACTAGCGACGTTCGATTCCCGTTAGCGCTACCATGTTTTCTACAACTTACGGGGAATGCGCTTTAATCTTAAAGTGCGAGTCGCGGCACATCAAGAGTGGGGCGGGCGGCTTTACGGTGTTGCCGCCACTTAGGCCCCGGTCTTTGCGTGCCAGCCCGACTCCCGTACGCAGCGCAGCCAGGACTCACATGCCAGCAGCCCCTAGCCGTCCCTGTAGTAAGCCAGGCTGTATCAATCTCAACTGCACTGAGCACAGCGCATCCAAGTCCTACGACCAGGCCCGGCGCCGCGCTCGTCACTCGGACCCCGAGCGTGCTCCAGGCTTAGGCAGATACAACACAACGCGCTGGCGTCAGGTGCGGGAGATCGTGCTGGCGCGCGACCTGATTTGCGTGGTGTGCCGAGAGGAAGCCGCGAACGAAGCGGATCACATCGTTGCAATCGCGCGCGGCGGCGAAGTTTGGGATCTGAGCAACCTGCAGGGCCTGTGCGCGAGCTGCCACTCCAAAAAAACTCGGCGTGAGGGCGCGACGGGGGTGGGGCCTTCGCTTCCCACTTCTCGCCGGGCATGGAGCCGATAGGCTCACGCGTAGGAAAATCTGCGAAATTGGAAATTCGATGAAGAAACCGGAAAAGCTCGCGCCCGTCGCCCTGCTCGCAATCGAGAAGTGGCCGATTGAGCGTGTTATCCCATACGCGCGCAACGCGCGGCAGATCGGCCAGACGGCCATCGCCAAAGTAGCCGCATCAATCAAGGAATTCGGCTGGCGTCAACCCATCGTAGTCGAGCCGGACGGCGTGATCGTGGTGGGGCACGTGCGCTTGCTGGCGGCGCAAAGCCTGAAGCTCGTGGAAGTGCCGGTGCACGTCGCGAGCGATCTGAGCAAGGCGCAGATCAAGGCGTACCGGATGATGGACAACCGCTCGCACGACGAAGCGAAGTGGGACATGCAGCTCGCCGGCCTGGAACTCGCGGACCTGAACGCGCTGAACTACGATCTCAAGCTCACCGGGTTCGACAAGCTGCAAGCGCAGGAAGCCTTCCTGAAGGACTGGGAAGAAGAGCCAAAAGCGAAGGCCGAGCCGGGCGCCGGCGGCCTGGAATTTCGCGTCATCGTGACCTGCGTGGACGAGAACCAGCAGACGGAGCTGCTCGACCGCTTCGAAGCCGAGGGGCTGAAGTGCAAGGCGCTGATCTCCTGACATGCGGATCGATCTCGTAGTCCAGTCCGAAATTTCCCGCTCGGGGCGCGTGCGCCAACTGGAAGCCATGTTCGATGTGCCGCCGGCCGAGAAATCGCGGATCGAATGGCGTGGGGAACTGCCCATCGAAGCGGACGACTGGAACGTGGGTCTGATCGTGGGCCCCTCCGGGTGCGGAAAAACCAGCATCGCGCGGCAGTGCTTCGCCGAGCGCTTCCACCCCGAGATGGACTGGAAAGCTGGCTCGGTGGTGGACGACTTCGCTAAGTCCTCCAGCATGCAACAGATATCGGGCGTCTGCCAGGCGGTCGGGTTCAACACGATTCCGGCCTGGATGCGGCCCTTCGCGGTGCTCTCGAATGGCGAGCGCTTCCGCGTGGAGCTGGCGCGCCGCCTCCTGGAGCTGCCGGACCCGATTGTGGTCGATGAATTCACCAGCGTGGTGGATCGCCAGGTGGCCCAGATCGGCTCCCACGCCGTGCAGAAGTACGTCCGCAAATTCAAGCGCAAGTTCGTCGCCGTCTCGTGTCACTACGACATCGTGGACTGGTTGCAGCCGGATTGGATCTTCGAGCCGGCCACGATGCACTTTGCGCGGAGGTCGCTTCAGCGGCGCCCAAGTCTCGATGTCACGGTCTGCCGCGTGCCCTACTCCGCTTGGAAACTGTTCGCTCCGTTTCACTATCTGACCGGGGAACTGCATCGCTCGGCCCGCTGCTTCGGGCTGTTCGTCGGGGATCGCATCGCGGCCTTCGCGGGGATACTGCCCAAACCGGTGAGCCGGGGGGCGAATGCCGGCGAAGCCATTCGCGGGGTGTCGCGTGTCGTGACGCTGCCCGACTGGCAGGGGTTGGGGCTGGCCTTCGTGCTTCTCGATAAATTGGGCGCGGCGTACAAGGCGACCGGGCTACGGTTTCGGAACTACCCGGCGCATCCGGCTTTCGTGCGCTCTCACCAGCGCAGCGCGGCATGGTCCCAAATCACGGCCGCCGGGCAATTCTCGACGGCGAGAGCGGGCACGGGATGGGGCGGGCGCGCTTGCGGGGTGTTCGAGTATCGCGGGGATGCCCTCCCGCTCAGGGACGCGCAGCGCCTCCTGGCCGCGTGAAGTGGAAGACGTAGAACGGGCCAATAGACGGGCCGTAGCAATCCGTCAGATCGGCTTCGGAGACCAGGCCAGCAGTCAGCAGAGACGCACGGTTGTGCATCTCGACGCGCTCCACACTGACCCGGAATCGCCCGTTGACGGATAGCGAATCGCCGGGGCGCACGTGGCGCCAGCGGGCGCCGTGCCGGATTTCCCAGGTCTTCGTGCCGGCCAGGATTTGATCGACGAAGCGCTGCTTAACGAACAGCAGCATGGCGCGTCCACCTCCATACGGAGGATTGGGGCGCGCGCAGCGTCTTGGCTTCGCGGGTCAGGACGACCAGGCCGCTTTCGTCGCGGGCCTCGATCAGATACAGGCCGGTCACTTGGTAGCTGGTTGCGATTGAGATTTTCATGGTTTTGCCTCCGAAGTTGGGGGCGGCTGCCCGCCCCCGCTTCGATCTAGCTGGCCAGCTTGCGCATTTCCTCGGCCAGGGTCCACAGGGCTTCCGCGATGCGGGTGCGGGACTGAGACGCGGCCACGGGGAGAAAGCCCTCGCTCCGCATCTTTTCCACGACTTGAATGGTGGGAATGAACGCGTAGCGCGCGCTCATCTTGTCCCAGGGCTGGGTGGCGAACACGGACGGGGCCGTGCGCATCAGTTGGTCGTTCGTCAGTGGGGTATTGCCGCGTGTAATACTGCTCGTTAGATTCATCATTGGGTGTCTCCAGTGTTGAGTTTAGAGATCCAGGGCGGCTCCAACCGCTTCTGGATCTCGCTTACAAAACAATCATAGGACGCCAGCCTGCGGAAGCCAAGGACTTTACCACCTTTGGTCTGAAGGACATCCGCTCCTCCCTTCCGATAACTCATGCGCGGACGCAAACCCAAGCCCACCGAGCAGCAAATCGTCTCGGGCGACCCGCGAAAACACGGGGTGAACAAGCTGAGAGCGAAGCTCGCCGGCGAGCCGAAAGCATCGCGCGGATTGCCCGCCTGCCCGCGTCACCTGAAGGCGCGCGCACGGTATGCCTGGAATTTTTGGGCGGAGGAACTGGCGGCGATGAACCTGGACCGCAGGCCGGACGCCATGATGCTCGAAGGGGCTTGCGTAGCTTACGAAGAGGCGATTTACGCCTACGAGATTTTGCAAAAGCAGGGGCGGCTGATCGCCAAGCGCGCGGTGGACCCGAAGACCAAAGAGATAGTGGTTTTGGATGTGAAGCGCCATCCGGCGACGGTCATCGGGCACAAGGCCTGGATACAGCTTCGCGCCTTCTGTTCCGAATTCGGACTCTCTCCAGTGAGTCGCATTCGGCTGACTATCGACAGCGCCAAGGAAACCGAGCAGGATTTGATGGCCATGCTATCCCAGCCCCGCCAGCCGAAACAGACGACCGTGCAGTAAACGCGCGGCGCAGGTAGTGTCTCGCATGTCGCCGAAAGTGCGCTGCGCGGCTGATGGCCCCAGTCGTTAACCGGTGGCCGTGTGAGTCTTTTCTCCGGTCGCAGCCCATAAATTCTGGGAGCGCATTTCGTCGATGAACGATCCGAACGTCGGGTCTTTCACGGAGTGATCGTACAGCAGTCCGGCCTCTCGCGCATCCAATCCGGGGATGCTCGCGGCCAAAACGTAGTTGATGAACTTCTGTTTCACTGAAGCTCCTTTCGCCTCCAATCATAGCGCCAACCGACGTGCCTTTCTCCCAACAGCACGCGGACGCGGCCTGCAATTTCTTCGAGTTAGTACTGAAACACTCAGCCGACGAATGGTGGGGCAAGCCGTTCGTGCTGGCCCCGTGGCAGGAGGAAGTACTCCAGCACGTCTTCGGAAACCTGGACGACGAGGGCAACCGCGTGATCGAGCAGGTGTATCTCGAAGTGCCGAAAAAAGCGGGCAAAACCGAATTCGCGGCGGGCCTGGTGCTCTGGGTTTCGCTCTGCACTTCCGCTCCCGGCTGCCAGGTGTACGGCGCCGCGGCGGCCACCCGTCAGGCGATGAACGTGTATCGCGCGGCCTGCAAAATGGTGGAGCAATCGCCCCTCCTGCAGAAACAGTTCCGCATCCTCAGAGGCACGAACAGAATCCTGAAGCGCTCGGACCCGGACAGCTTCTACGCGGCCATAGCGGCGGACGGCGATCTGGGCGACGGCGTGAACCCGGCCTTCGTAGTGGCGGATGAAGTCCACCGCTGGAAGACGCGCAAGCAGCAGGAAAACTGGGACGTGCTCTCAAAGGGTGGCATCACCCGGCGCCAGACCTTGACGGTGGCCATCACCACGGCGGGCGTGCAGAGTGAATCTCCGCTGGCATGGCGGCTGCACGAAAAGACGCGCAAGATCCAGGAAGGCATAGTTTCGGACGCGCGCTTTTTCGGCCGCCTTTACGGCGCGGAAAAAACGGACGACCCGGGCGATCCGAAAACCTGGATCAAGGCGAACCCCTCGCTGATCGAAAACGGCGGCTTCCTGCCCCTCGCGAAGATCGGCAAGGAGTACGCCTCCGCGCTTTCCGAAGGCACGCTGACCGCGTTCAAGAGATATTTTTTGAACATCTGGGACCAGCAGGAAGACCGGGCCATCGACATGGTGCACTGGGATGCCTGCCCCACGGATTGGATTGCGGCGCCGCTGCGGTCGAAGCTGCCCGAAGACAAAGTTCGGAGACTCCCCGAGGGGCTGCTGAAGCGCTTCATCGAAAGGCGCTGCTGGGCGGGCGTCGATCTCTCCATGACCACGGATCTATCCGCCGTGGCCTTCGTGTTTCAGATTGACGGTTATGGACCGGCGCTTGAACCCCAAGTTCATTATGAAGTCCTGCCGTTCTTCTGGATGCCCAAGGAAGCGGTAACTAAGCTTCAGTGCAAAGACGGCATGCCCTATGAGCGCTGGGTGGAAGAAGGATGGATTGAAACCTGCCCAGGAGCCTGCATCGACTACCGGGATGTCGAAGAGCGGTTGAAGTGGGGCGCGGAAATGTTCGACGTGGAGCAGTTCTGCTGGGACCCCTACAACTCGCATCAGATCTCAGTGCCGATGATCGAAGCGGGCTATCAGTGCATGGATGTGAAACAGGGGCTCGTTACGCTGCATGAGCCGACGAAGAAGATCCTGGAACTGATCGCACAGCATAGATTGCACCACGGCAACCACCCGGTGCTGCGGTTCAACGCCTCGTGTGCCTCGTTGGTGCGGAAAAACGATCTCATCATGTTCAAGAAGCCGGACAGGGAGAAGGAATCGAGCAGGATGGATGGGATCTCAGCCACCGTGGACGCATTGACAAGAGCTATTTTGTTCGAGCATCAGCCGAAGTACCGGAAGTCCATCTTTGATAGCGGGACGGTGGTTTTGTGAATTCTTCCCCATCGCCATCTGTTCCGCCGTCTAAGGACGAGGCTCTGCGCGGCCTGGTGGCCATCTTCGGCCTGGCGCTCATCGTGGCGTGCGTGTCGTGCTTTTCGTGGCGCGTCGCCATGGGGCTCGCAGGCTGCATGCTGTTCGCGTGGGCCTTTGTCACCAGCGGGAAAGCCCGAAAGCCGGAAAGCAAGAAGGCCGAAGGCTAGTTCAGGCTACACAGTACGGCGACCAAATCGCCGTGGTCCGCGCCGCACTCCTCGCATCGGCGTGCGACCGACAGCACACAAAGAAAATATCCGTGCATCTCCGTCGAGGCCAGCAGCTTCAGCACGACCAAGTGTAACTCACCGTGGGAATCTTACAACGAATCAGTTCGGGCGTGGCGGGCTTCCTGCCAGAATTCAGGAGTAGTCTAGAATCCCCTCAAACTCCGTTGTCGTATCCGGCCGAGTGGCTTTTGGATATGTTCAACGGAGGCAGGACTGATTCAGGAATCCGTGTCAGCGAGTTGACAGCCCTCCAGATCGCCACGGTCTATTCGAGCGTCGATCTCATCTCGGGCGCCATGGCTGCAACGGACCTCAACGTCTATGAGCAGCTCGACCCCGTAGGCAAGCGCCTGGCCTTCGAGCAGGATCTCCATTTCATCCTGCACGATGAGCCCAACGAGGAGATGACCTCGTTCACCTTCATCAAGACGTTCATGGCGCACGCCCTACTGTGGAGCAACGCCTACGCGGAAATCGAGCGGGACAAAGCCAATCGCGTATTGGGCCTATGGCCGCGCTCGCCGATCGGCACCAAGCCGCGCCGTGTCATGGAGCGCATCCTGGTGCAAGACGAATGGGTAGAGCCCGGGCGGATCATTTTTGAGACGACGGACGGGCAGGTAGGCGAGGAAAATCAGCCGCGATCTCCGCGCCTGGTGCTCTCGGCCAATATGCTGCATGTGCCGGGGCTGTCGCTCGATGGGCGGCTGGGCAAGCCAGTCATCGAACTGACCCGGCAAGTCATGGGCCTGGCCCTGGCTACCGAAAAATTCGGCGGCAAGTATTTCGCCAACGGTATCAGACCGTCAGGTGTGGTGGAGATCCCTCACACCATGGACCCCAAGGCACTGGAGAACTTCCGGAGATCCATTCAGGAAGCGCAGGGCGGCGAGAACATGCTGCGCCCGATGGTGATAGAAGGCGGGATGAAGTGGATCCCGTACGACGTCAAACCCAACGAAGCGCAGTTCATCGAACTCCGCAAGCATCAGCGGGAAGAGATCGGCTCCATCTTTCACGTGCCCATCCGCATGCTGGGAGAGTCGGGGAGGGTCAACCGATCCTCAGCCGAGCAGGAAGCCATTGAACTCGTGCAGTACACCTTGATGCCCTGGTATAAGCCGCTTCAGAGCGAGTTCAAGCGCAAGCTGTTCACCAAGGTAGGACGCACGGCGTTTCAGTTCTTCCCTTCGTTCTATTACCAGCCGATGCTCACCCCGGACAGCGAGTCAAGGGCGAAGCTGATCACGGTTTTGAAGCAGTGGGGACTGGCGAACACCGACGACATCCGTGAGAAGTTCATGGACTGGAATCCGGTGGGAGGCAAAGCCGGGCAGACCTACTGGATGCCCGTCAATATGATGGACGCCGACGATCCGTTGAGGCTGTCGCCGGGCGACCCGAATTCGATTACTGGGACAGACGGCTCGGCAGACACCGCCGAACCCGACGCGGATGACAAAAAAAAGAAGCCCGCCCCGGAAATCCCGCCCGAAGATCAGCGATGCATTCGCGCCTATTCAGGGCTATTTCAGGACGCGTTGCAGCGGGTTTTAGCACGGGAAAAGCCGGATATCAGGGACTTTCAGCGGGCGTTTACGCCGGTTCTGAGTGCCATCGCGGACACCTGCGCAGTCTCCGGCTCTATGCAATTTCGCCTCGAAACGACCGAGTGTGGGCCGGAAGTACAGGCCTTCATCGTGGACTTCATTGCCTGCATGTTCAAGCGGTCGTCGGATTGGAAAGTGGACGAAATAAAGGCCGCCGCAAGGGAACTGGTGCGGGCTGCGAGCGCCATAAGGATCGCGGTGTACCGGGATCTGGCCACCAGAAAAGCGAAAGAGGAACACCATGAAGAACAAGATCGAGCGCCGCAACTTCAAGACTGAAGTTCGCGTAGCAAAAAACGGCAGCGACGAGCGCCGCATCGAAGGCCACGCCTCCGTATTCAACACCCCCTACACCTTGAGCGATTGGGTGTTCGGTGAGATCGTCGAAGTAGTTGCGCCGGGAACATTTACCAGGGCGATTGCGGAGAAGCAGGATGTCCGCTGCCTTTTCAATCACGACCCCAACCACATCCTGGGCAGGACGAAGTCGGGAACGCTCACCATCTCGGAAGACAGCGTGGGCCTGGCCTACAGTTGCACCCCACCATCCGGTACGCATGTGACTGAGTCCATCGAGCGTGGCGATATCGACGGCTCATCCTTCGGCTTCATCGTAGTGAAAGATCAGTGGGTGGACGAACGCGACGATAAAAACCGCGTCATCAAGTCCACGCGCACCATTCAGGACGTCGATTTATTCGACGTGTCCCCGGTGACTTACCCTGCGAATGACAGCGCCACTTCCGCCATCCGCTCGCTATTCCCCGGAGGCATCCCAGCAGAATTCCGCAGCCGCATGGAAGCCCGCAACACCTTCTGCAAATGCGATTGCGCCAAATGCGCCGAAGGCATGTGCTCGGAATGCACCGATCCGGAATGCGACGATCCCAACTGCGAAGGCGAAGACGGACGATCCGCCAAGCATCCGGCCAAGAAAACGCATACACCCGCGCCGGCTGTTGATGCGCCCGCGGTGGTTGAGCCCCCGGCTGTCGAAGAAAACGCCATGGACCCCGAAGTTGAGAATCGCAAGTTCCGGTTGCGGGCGATCCAGGCCAGTATCGAATAACCGTTTTTCTGCCGCTCAACGCGCGCCCGGATGCGGGCTCGGCTTGAATGCCCAGCGCGAAAGGCGGAAGCGCGCGATCTCCGCGGGCCGCGGCGACTCAGGCGCGTGCACCACAACCCCAAATTTCAATTTAGGAGAATCAGTATGACCATCAAGGAAATGAGCGAGAAGCGCGGCCAACTGGCAAGCCAAATGGCCGCTCTCGACATGAGCGCCCCGGAGAAGCGGGCGGAGAACATCGTGAAGTTCGACGCGATGGACGCAGAGCAAAACCAGCTCAAAGAAGCCATCGAACGCATCACCCGCGCCACGGCGCTGGACGCCGAAATGCGCGGCACCGCGGACCCCACCCGCCGGGAAGGACAACCCCGCGGCGACGATCCCAATACGGTTGAAGAGCAGCGCAAACGCGAAGGCCGCGCCTTTATCAACTATCTGAAGAACGGCTTGCTGCCGGATCAGTACGGCTTCGCTGGCGTAAGCGACGAAGACCGCGCACTGGTCATGAAGCGCAAAACCACCATCCAATTGACCGACGGCGAGCGCCGCGACATGGGCGGAGGCGGCCAGGGCGCCTATCCGGGAGCCACCACGGGCTTCTTCATTCCCGTTGGCTTCACGAACGAAATCGAAGACGCGATGAAGTATTACGGCGACATGTGGAACGTCGCCGAGGTCATGGATACGGCCACCGGGCAACCGCTGCCTTATCCGACCGACAACGACACCACGGTAACCGGTGAGCGCATCGGCGAAGGCCAGCAGGTCACTTCGGCGGATGTGTCCCTTGGGCAGATTCTGTTCGGCGCGTGGAAATACAGTTCCAAAATGGTGAAGGTCTCGATCGAGCTGTTGCAGGATAGCGCTTTCGACTTGGAAGCATTCCTGACTAAGAAGTTTGCCACCCGCCTGGGCCGTATCACCAACGCGGATTTCACCGTGGGGGGCGGCGTCTCGGTGTCCGCACCGAATGGCATCGTGACGGCGGCCACGTCCTCGGGGCAGACCGTAATCGGCAACGACAACGCGGTTTCGCCCGATCCTACCCAACAGGTCGGTTATCAGGATCTGGTCAACTTGGAGCACTCCATCGATCCCTTGTATCGCAAGGGTGCGAAGTACATGTTCCACGATCAGACCTTGCGCTACCTTAAGACCCTGAAAGACAACTACGGCCGTCCCTTGTGGATGCCTGGATTCTCGGGCTTGGGCGACAAACAGCCGGACACGATCCTGGGCTACGGCTACTCGATCAACAATGACATGGCGCAACTGGCGGCGAACGCTAAGACCGTCGTGTTCGGACCGCTGGATAAGTACGTTATCCGGCGCGTCCGCGAGATGAGCGTGCTGCGTTTAGTTGAGCGCTTTGCCGACTATGGCCAGGTGGCATTCCTCGCCTTTATGCGCGCGGACGGCCAGCTTTTGGACGCGGGAACTCACCCGGTCATGTATTTGCAGCAGTCCTAAGGCTTGCTGTTATAGGGGCCTGAAACACGGCACCTAAACCCCAATTTCCCAAACCACAGGAGAACCATTTCAATGTCAATCGTCAATCGTTTCCCGGCAAGCTGTCCCGACCAGGGCACCTTCATCCCGCAAAATCTCGAACCAATCTTCGGCTACGAACTGAAGACCACATCCAATGTGAGTTCGCCGCCCCTGGCGACCGACACCGAAAACATCGTATCCAAGGAAGGCACCGTGCTACTGGCGCAGACCAGCGCCGGCGCCTGGCTGTTGCCCGCCCCTGTTGCCGGACTACCCGGCGTCGTGGCGGGAGGCCAGGATATGAAGAAGCTCACGATCCTGGATATCACGGGTCACGCCCATACCGTCACCACGCCCGCCAGCGCCATCAATGGAGCGAGTCACATCCTGACCTTTGGCGGCACCAAAGGCGAGAAGATGGAAATCACAGCCTACAACGGCGTGTGGTACGCTTACGGATCTTCCGGCGTCACCATCAGCTAGCTTTCCCTCCCTTGCTGCAAAACCTTGGGGCCGCGCCTACCACGGCCCCAATTTTTCATCAAGCTCGCCGAATCAAGCGCGAGAAGTAATAGCCCCCCGCCAGAACAAAATGCTGGTATCCGCGATCATGCCGACGCGCGCCCGTCCACTACTGTCTCAGACGGCGCTGAACTGCTGGCGATCTCAGGCGTGGCCGGATAAGGAACTCATCATCCTGGACGACGCGGACGATCTATCTTTCCCCGCCCCCCCCAATGGACCTGGCGTCCGCTACTACCGCGCACTTAAGCGCACCATCGGGGCCAAGCGGGAATGGCTGTGCGCCCAGGCGCAAGGGGAAGTCATTATCCACTTCGATTCCGACGACTGGTCCGACCCCGGCAGGATCGACGAGCAAGTAAGCTTACTGCTGACTTCCGGAAGGCCCATGACGGGCTATCATTCCCTCCTGTTCTGGGACATGCGGAATGCTGTCGGATATCGTTGGAAGGGGCCGGAAGGCTTCGCTGTCGGCACCTCCATGTGTTACACGAGAGAGTTTTGGAAGTCGCATCGCTGGCCGGAATATTCAGGGCTTCCCAGTCATCCGAGGCTCGAAGCCACGGACGTAGAAGTAGCGCGAACGGCGCAAAAGCATGGCGGCGTTGCCACCTTGGATGGTCGGCAGATGTGCATTGCCAGAGCGCATTCCTCGAACACGTCCACGGCGCGGAATATCTCAAGAGTAGGCTGGCCCAAGGTCAAGAACGAAGCGTTCCCCGCGGCATTCTTTGCCGCGCTCGATATGGAAGGAATGGAAAAACGTGCGGCTTAACCTCGGTTGCAGCGACGACCACAAGCCCGGCTATGTCAATGTGGACCAGGCCCCGCCCGCCGATCAGATTGTAAACCTCGCGGAGCCGTGGCCCTGGCCAGACTCGTCGGTCGATGAGATTCTGGCGCACGATGTTTTCGAGCACCTTCCCTCGAAAATCCGAACGCTCAACGAAGCCCACCGCGCGCTGAAGCCCGGCGCGTTCCTCGATCTCTGGGTGCCGCTTGTCTCCCTGTCCGATGGCCGGGTGAATCCCGGCGCGTTCTGCGATCCGACACACACGTCATTTTGGACGATGGACGATCGATACTACTTTTGCGAGGAGTGGAATAATCCGCAAGGGGAGCGCGGGCGGCTGGGTCCGGCATATGGGATCACTGCGCTTTTCCGGCCGTTGATGTGGGAACTCTTCGAGTACGGCGAGGGTGTGGAGAGGCGCAGCAAGCTCAGAGCAGTCCTGGCGGCGATCAAATGAAGCTATTCCTTTCGCCTCACAACGACGATGAATGCTTGTTCGGTGCGCTGACTATTCAGCGTGAAAAACCGCTGGTGGTAGTCGTGTTCGATTCCCACTTGCAGGCTGAGCGGGGGAATCCGGTCACGTTGGAGCAGCGGCGAGCGGAGACCATCAGCGCGCTGAGAGAACTGGGTCATTCGGGCTGCGAATTCATAGGCATCCCCGACAATCACAATCTGGCGTCAAACTCAGACTGGATCGCGGGCCACCTCCGATGCCTGCTGCGGGAACGCTGGGACGAACGGGAAGTCGAGCACGCTTTCGCCCCGGCCATCGAGAACGGCCACGAGCAACACACCGCGGTAGGCCGCGCAGCGGACACCCTCTGGCCTGGCCGGGTAACTCACTACCTGACTTACACGCGGGACAAAGGCAAATCCACCAGCGCCAATCGCGTCCCGGTAAAATCCGGCGAGTGGATCCGCCGCAAGCTGCGGGCACTGGCCTGCTACGAGTCGCAGATCGACATCGCGACCCTCGGCTGCCGGGAACATTTTTGCAGGGATCTCTGGGAGTATTACGCGTGACCCTCAGCCAAAAGGAACTGCTCGAATTGAAGTACTGGATTCGCGCGGAACTGCTCGACGGGCCAGACGGCCTCGCCGCGCAGAAAGCGATGCAACTCCAATACGTCCGCAGCCTTGGCCTATCCGATAGCCTGGAAAGCCCGGATGCGGCGGTCCTGGAGATCGGCGCGGGGCCGTGCTGGGGCATGCTGCCCAGCTTTCGGTGGACCGGCCTTTGCGTTGCCGTCGATCCGCTGTTTGAGGCGTTCGGCCATTTGGGCCTGCTTGAAAACGAAGAGCGCGGCGACATCCGCTACTATTCAGCGCCGTTCGAACAATGGGATACCGACCTGACTTTCGACGCGATCCTTTGCGCGAATGCTTTGGACCACGGCGAAATGGGATTCCATCTGCTGCCGAAGATCGCACGGCTGCTGAAGCCCGGCGGCAGATTCTATCTGTACGTGCACCTGAGACCGCCCGCGCTGTTGAACCTATTACACGACCATTCACTGACGCTGGAATCGCTCGATAAACACCTGAGCTACACACACCTGGTGGAAGTGAGCCGGGAAATCCTCGGGCGGGACGACATCGCGGACTGGAATTGTCCGACACTGATAGGCATATGGCAGAAACCGCTGTAAGCGCCTGGGAGCATCCGGCGACATACTGGAATCACCACACGGTGCGCGAGTTGGAGCGCGATTCCATCCGCGAGTTTATGACGCGCAACCGGCACTTGCTGTGTGGCCGCGTGCTGGACTTCGGGGCGGGGAAGCCGGGAACGTGCCGGGAGCCACAGCCATATCGGCATTTAGTCGAAGGCGAATACGTGCCCTACGACAAGGGCGATGCATGGCCGCGTGGACCGTTCGATGCGGTGATGTGCAACCAGGTCTTTCAATATCTGGAAGATCCAGTATCGTGGGCGCACGCGCTGCTGATGGCCCTGAAGCCGGGCGGCCACCTGGTGATGACGTACGCGACGAACTGGGAGGAATGCGAAGCCAGTGACCTGGCCCGATTCACAAGGATCGGGATGGATCGGCTTTTGAAGTCGGTCAATTTTGAGATCCTTGGCCACGAGCGCCGTGCCTCGATCAACCTGGGCGGCTTCCAATTTGCGCTGGGCTATGGTGTAGTGGCGCGGAGGCGATGTACGACGGTTCGCGCGTACCGGCTGATGGCCAATCGCTCGCACGACGAAGCCAAGTGGGACATGCAGCTTGCGGCCGGCGGATACACGCGCCCGAGGATCGACGAGAGCGCAGCCGTCCTTGCGGCGCGGTCAGATTGGCCGATGTACACGCGCCTGGGCATCGACGAGAGCGCAGCCTTCCTCACTGCCAAGCTGAAGTGGCAAGCGCCGTTTTTATTCCTCCGCTATGGCGATGGAGCCATAGAATGCATCAACGGCCTGGGGAAAGGGCAGACTTGCGACGGCGAGAAGTATTCCCCCGATCTGGCGCGGGGCATGCGGCAAGCCTGGGACGATGTCGTCCACTCGACCATCGGCAGCTATGTCGGCCTGGGGTTTGTTATGGATATGTCAGCGTATAATGCGGGCCAGGACCCAAACTGCATTGGCGATTGGCGGTTCTCGGGTGCTTTCGGCGGCCCGCAAATCTACATCGGCGATTGGCTTTCGGCTTCTTTCGGTGCCAACCGGTCCACGGAATATCGCGCGGAATACGACCGGCTGATCGGGGATGCCAATCTCAACTTTCTGCACTTCGAAGCGCTGCTTCTGACGCGCGAGTCCCGCGAGCTGCTGGATTTCTATAAGGCGGTGAAGGCGGACACGCGGCGCAAAGTCTATCTGGGACCGGCGGCGCACGCACCGGCGGCCAAGATGCTCGGCTGCGAGCACGTCGTCACGCCCATGCGGGATCTGCTGGCATGCGCGGATTCGATCTATGACAAACTGGCGGGCAATCCGTTTGATGTCCTGCTGTGGGCCGCTGGCATGGCTGGGACAATCCCGGTAGTGAAGCTCTGGGAGGCATTTCCCGGCCGCACCTACATCAATCTGGGGAGTGCCATGGACCCGTTAACGCGGAGCGCCACCGAGCCGCGCGGATACACGAGAAGCGGGCAATTAACGCACGCACAGGCAAAGGCGTTCTTCCATGAACTGCTCTGACATCTCGGCCGTCATCGTCACGAAAGGCGACGTAGACCTGTCGCCAATCCTCGAATCGCTGCCCTTCGATGACATCGTGGTCTGGGACAACGCGAAAGAGCACATCGATCAGAAAGTGTACGGCCGCTATCTGGGCATCTACCGGGCAAAACACGATTTCATCTATGTGCAGGACGACGACTGTATTGTGCCAGTGGAAGATCTGGCTACCCCATACGTTGGGAACGGAGTCCGGCGCGAGTTGTGGTGCAACGTGCAGCGGAGCCACAGCGAATTCTACCGGCCGCTCGGCTGCACTCTCGTGGGCTGGGGCGCCATCTTTCCGCGCATCCTGGCAAATTGGGCGTTTGCGCAATATCGCTCCGTGTTCCCCGTGGATGAGCTATTTCTCCGCGAGTGCGACCGGGTCTTTACCGGGCTCACACCGTTTCACGAAGTTGACCTAGGCGTGGATCACCTGCCCCACGCGCACGGCGTGGACCGCATGGGCATGGAAAGACGTCACGGCGACGACCTGGCCGAGATCCTGCGCCGGATCGCTTCGGTGAAAGCAAGCATGGTATCTGCATGATCGACATCCTGTTCCTCACGCATAACCGGCGGAAATTTACGGAGGCAAGCTTCGAGGCGCTGATGGAAAACACAAACTTGGACCTCGTCTCCGGGCTTGTGGTTTGCGATGATAGATCGGCGGACGGAACGCATGAACTGATGGCCGATCAGACGCGTGTATTTCGGGCGAATCTGGGCAAGCCGACGGTCTTCCGGTATTCCGTTAAGTTCGCAGATCTGACCGAGGAGGAGAAAGAGAAGGAAGGCGGCCTAGGAAGCCCCGTCGCAGTGATGGCGGACTATCTGGCTAGCCCCGGCGCGCAGTTTTGGGCCAAGATCGACTCGGATGTAATCGTCCCGCCCGGTTGGCTCGATCAATGCGCGGCCACGTTCGAATCGCACCCGGAATTGGATCTGCTGGGCATCGAACCCCCCGATAGCCGCTGTCCGCACTTTACCCAGTCGTATCGTCCGGATGCCACCCGCGATCTGGAGATGGCGGACGGGCCACCTTCCTACGTCCCCGTGTCGACCATCGGCGGGATCGGCGTGTTTCGCCGGCGCGCCTTCGAACGACGGCCCCTGACGCCGCACGGCAAATACGGCGGGTTCGAAGCGTGGCAAAGAGCGCATCCGCAAGTCGTGCGGGGGCAGATTCGGCCAGCATTAGATTTGTTCCTGTTGGACCGGCTGCCAGTGGAACCATGGGCATCGCTGAGCGCGGACTACATAGCGAAGGGATGGCAGAGACCATGGCGCACGTATAGCGCTGGATTCAGTCATCTGTGGCAGTGGTGGTTGAAAGAGAGCACATGTTTCGTATCGTAATCGAAGAATGCAAGCCCCCTGCGAAACCGGCAAGCCTGATCGTCCCGGCCACCTGCATGCCAAGGAGGGCTGCATGATGGGCCTGATCTGTCTGAAGTGCGGGAACAAGATAGACACGGGCGAGCTGCACCAGTGCATGGGTCCCTCGCTGCACGCGCCGTGGCTGCAGGCGGAAATGGAAAGGCAGACCGGCGAACTAGTAAAGATTCGCGAGTTGCTGGAAGCGGCGTACAAACGGGCCACCGAAAACCCCGAGGTGAAGATCCGCGCGGCGAAACGCGAGACGCGCTAACCCGCGCGCAGCCCACGTAGTTTAATGCGCTGGGTGCCCCGCATGATTTGCGCGTAGCAGTCGTCGCAGACCAAAACCATATCGGGATCGGTGCTGCGCTTGCCAAAATCGCGCAGTGCCTCGGCCAGGGCATCTTCGTCGGGTCGCCCGTAAAGGAACCGGCCGCCGCAACTCGCGCAAACGTATGATTTCTCTGGAATTTCTAGCGCCATGTCTGGCATTGTAATCACATCTCCGCCACTTGTCGAGCCCTTGTCTCTAGCTGAAGTAAAGGTCCAACTGGGCTATGGCCCCTGGGAAGACTCAGACCATGTAACCAGCGCTAATATTGCCACCCGGCTGAGAGACCTGATCAAAGCCGCGCGCGGCTATTGCGAGACGTTCACGCGCCGTACCTTCATCGCCACGGGATTCCAGCAGGTCATGGATTCGTTTCCGTACTTCACGGATACGTTCATGTCCCAGCAGGCGTATCCCCCCGCTTACTACTCCCTGCCAAGATATTCCACGACGCTGTGGAACTACTCGCAGATGATAAAACTGTACCGGCCTCCATTGATCGGAGTCACAAACATCCAGTACGTGGACGCCATAACCGGGGAGCTGCAAACCTTGCTTCCGGGGACGCCCGCAAACCAGCAGGGTGCCTTCGTGGTGGACAACGAAAACGAACCGGCGCGCCTGTTCCCGAACTCCGGGCAGAACTGGCCCGCCTGCCTCTACGTGCCGAATGCCGTGCAGATCAACTTCACGGCGGGGTATGGCACGAGCGCCGGCTCGGTGCCTCCTGAGATCAAGGTCGCCATGCGCATGCTGGTGAAGCTCTGGGATAGGGACGAAACCCAGATCGGCAAGCCCTGCGAATGGGTGGACCGGCTGCTGTGGAGTCTGCGGTGCGAAGACTGGGCATCGACGAGAGGATGACATGTCAACAAGTCTCTGCGCACTCCAGGATGTAAAGACGTGGCTCGCTATGGGCGCGGCTGCATCGAGCGACGACAGCCTCATCACGGGACTGATTGTAAATGTTTCCACCGACTTCCTGAATGAGATCCGGCGGCCGGATTTCACCCCGGCTCAGAATTACAACGAAGTGCGGGAAGGCGACGGCGGCGATTTGATGGTGCTGAGGCACTGGCCCATCAATTCCATTGTGAACCTTTCGCAGATCGGGGCTGGTGGCTCGCCTCCGCTCACCGGGTCATCGATTGACCAGGCCAGCGAGACCTATACGCTGGGGCAATTCCAGACGGATCCTCCGCAGTACAGTTTCACTGTCTCCAATGCCGCAACGTTCATGTACGATGGGCCGCCCGGCCCCGAGAATTCCCTGCCCGCCGTGGTCTCGGTATCGACCGGCTTGCCCTTCGCTTACATTTCGCAGGGGCCTCTTCAGCAGAGTCAATACAGTGTCAATCCTTCAACTGGCACCTACACATTCTCGGCTGCGGACGTAGCCGCGAAAACGCAGGTGGTCATCAGCTACACCTGGTTCAACCTGGGAGGCCTGAGTGCCATCCCGGAATCCGCCAACGACGTGGCACCGGGCTGGTGGATCGATTCGGATGTGGATCCGGAGCGCCGGTACGAACTGTATCTCGACGGAAAGGTCTTCATTTTCGTCGACGAACGGGAATACTCCATTACCTACAACGCGGGATATGCAGCCGTTCCTCCCGATGCGGCACAGGCCGTAATCGAGTGGACGGCACAGCGCTACAAGTCTCGGATGAGCATCGGACAGACCAACATCCACCAGGTGACTGGCGAAACGGTGACCACACCCGAAAGCGAGATTCCGTTGTCGGTCAAGAGGGTAATCGAACGGTACCGACGGTATGATCCGCTACAAACGCCTCCGGAGCGAGTGGCCTTGCTCGATATGAGCAAGAAACTGGATTTGGCTAAGGCGCGGAAGCGGTAAACCGAAGGAGCGGCGGCCCACCTCCGGCTACGGTTCCAGTCTTATAACGAGCAGCTTCCCAACCTGTCCGCCCAGGTCATCGGGTCGCCTAGGTCTGCACCAACTGGATTCGGCAGACTCACACCGTCCGGAACAACAGTTCGTTTTCAATGTTTGGCGCGGCGGGATGGCTCCCGCAAGCCATAAGAATAAGTATGGTCCTCTTTACCCTCGATAAGACCTCCGTCGATTCCACCGTCTCCTACATCGATCATCTCCAGGAACGCATCCTGGTGGGCGTCCGGGTGGGAATGAAGGACGGGGTCAAAGGGCTGGCACAAGCCGAAGTGGAAGCGGCAGCGGCGCATCCATCGGACCCTCGGAGCAAGCCCAACGACATGCTTGCCAACATCCTGGGCAGATCGGGAAGAGTGATCGAAACGGACGACGATATCAATGCCATCTACAAGCCCAGGAACGCAGGCAAGCAAGCCCATTACTGGCTGGAATATGGCTATCACGTGCCCGCCGTCGGGAGCACAATTATGAACATGATCGTGGGCATGCGCGCCCCTGGCGTGTATCGGGCGCACAAAGAATTCTCCGTACCTGCCCGGCCCTTTTTCTTCAGTATTGGCGAGGGATACCAGGGGCAGTTCTTCGAGAAGATTCAGGCGCGCGTTCGGGAGGCCATGAGTGCCTAGCCAGCTATCGGTTATAGACCGCGAGCCAATCTATGCCGCCCTGTTCAGTCTGCTGGTGGCGAATCTCCAGGGGTCACCCCCAACCTTCGTAACGGTCGGCAGGCGCTACATTCCGCCTCCCGCGCTGGGACCGGCTCAGCAGCCCGCCCTATTCCTCGTCGAAGCGTCGGAAGACACGAACCCGCGCCCGCAAGGCACGGCAGGCAAGAAGACGCTCAGCGCCCTACTCATCGTGCATTGCTGGGAATCGGCCATCAATCAAACTCCAGGACAAGAAACGTCGCTGGCGGCCACCCAGATTAATGCGCTGCTGAATGCTATCGACACGGCGCTGCTGCCTTCATACCCAGCCGATTCGCAGGGACGCCTGACCCTCGGCGGCCTGGTCCAACACTGTTGGATCGAAGGCGAAACGCGCATAGACCAAGGCATCTTCAGCCAGCAGGCGAGCGTGCATATCCCGCTCAAGATTTTAGTTCCATAATTTTTCCCCGGCGATTCAGAAGCGCCAATCTCAACCCCCAACAAAAAAGGAGTATTACCAAGTGCCCAATTATCAGTTCGGCAGCGGCGTTCTCGTGGCAGTTCCGAACGCCGGAAACCTCGCAGCCAATCCCACGCCCTATATGGTCGGCACCCTTCAGGAGTGCAACATCAACGTCAAAGGCGACATCAAGAAACTCTGGGGCCAACAGCAAATGGCCGTTGCCAAAGCGCGCGGCAAAATCGATGTGACATGCAAAGGCAAGTTTGCCACCCAGGACCCCACCATGCTGAATCAGCTCTACTGGGGACAGACCCAGACCACCGGCATGCAGATCTTGGCAGCCAACGAAGCCTGGACCATCGGCGGCGGATCGCCTCCCGCGGCCACCGTCACAGTCACTAACGCAGCGAATGCCACCACCGATTTTGGTGTCCTGAATGCGGCTACCGGGCAGCAGTTTCAAAAGGTCCCAGGCACGCCCGCTATCGGCCAGTATTCCGCGCCCACCCCGTTTCTGGGCGTATACACATTCTCGGCTGCGGACGAAGCGGCCAAGACCCAGATCTATATCAGCTACACCTGGCTGAATGCCGCCCGCGGCACCACCGTCGCTCTGGTGAACCAGTTCATGGGCTACGCGCCGGAATTCCAGGCGTTCCTGTTCAACTCGTTTCAAAGCCAGATCATGGGCATTCAACTGAATTCATGCATGATGGGCACGTTCTCCATCCCCACCAAGCAAGAAGACTTTTGGATTTCCGATCTGGAATTCGATGCCTCTTGCGATGCGGCTGGCGTGCTCGGTTACATGTACGCGGACCTCGGTTAATCCGTTATGGACGAGACCAGATCGCAATACGACGGCACCCCCGTCTACATGGCCGGAAAGACCTGGACAATTCCAGGCCTTTCCGTGCGGCAGTTCAAAAAATACTTCCCGGTCCTGGCGAAGTCCGCGGACATCCCTAAGGATGCGCCCATCGAAGACGTCAGCCGCATGCTCAACGAGGCACTGGATGAGCGCTTGCCCGTGATCCTAGCGGCCATCCAACGAAACTATCCGGAAGTCACCGAGGAGCAGTTGCTCGACATGGTTGACGCGAACAACGTTCCAGCAATCATGAAGGCAATTTCCCTGGGCTCCGGACTCCGGCCGGCCAAGCCGGGGGAATAGGCGCCGGCCCGCAGAAGATCGACTGGGACTGGTTTTACTTGCGCCTGGTCCGCGCCGCCGGCTGGTCGCTCGAATATATCGACGCCATGAGTGTGTCACGGGCGTTTGATATGGCATCCTCGCTGAATCTGCATCCGTCGGCCGACGAAATTCTGGCTGCGGTGTATTTAAAAAAACAGGAGAAGGCGAAACCCAAGCCCCAGACGCGCGATGATGCTCTTGCCCAGATGACCGCGTTCTCGGGGAGTGTGGGTGGAATGCAGGCGTCCATGAAGTTGCCGCCACATCTGCGCGCGATGGCGGAACAGGCATTGAAGGTGCAAGCGAAACTCAGTAAGTATTCGGTGAA